GGATGATTTCCGTACTAGAAGAAATAAAATCATAAAACTCTCTGATGAAATCCAAAGAGTTGTATGGTGATAGGAATAATCTAGACGTTTGTTTAGGTTTCCAGCATAACTGGATAAGTTCTTCATATTCTTTGAAGCCTATATCAAGTTGTTTATCCTGAATTTCACGACAAGCCGTCATGAAAGATGAAGGATCCTTAAACATTAAATTTAATGCTTGAGGTCTTAATGGAGTTATTTCAACCCCATTTAAGAATACTGATTTAGCAATTTCTGCTACATTAGTATCTACTTCTCCATTTTTAAGAAATGAGAGATTAGTTGTATATGTATAACCTTTTGTAGGTGACACATCTACACCGATATCCTTAAGTATTGAGGTATATCTATCAGATAACGTAGTACTTTTAGTTACTACGTCATCACCAATAATTAGATATTGATTATAATTAATATAATCAATATTCTCAATTATTGATGACATTCTTACTAGCATGTGATTCATGATAGTAAAAGTGGACCAAGAAGTGTAAGTACCCATGGGTTGACCTACACTATACTCTAATCTTTTCCCGTCTGGGCTAAGAAATTTTCGATTAGTACATAAATCATACCAATCTTTAGCTATTTGATCACCATACATTTGTCTGATGATCTCTAGTTGTAATACAGCAGGTGCACGATTTGTTGCTTCTGTTAGATCTAATGAATGTGGAGAATCAATATGATTAAACTCACCATTAGTCCAAGAGCTACAAAGTCTTTTGACTCTGTATTGATCATGTGTACCATCTTCTGTTTGGCTTTTCAACCAAGAGAAATGATGGTCATGAATTCCTTTCAATACGCTTTGCGTAAAGAAATCTAAAATCGCGATCAAACGTGATTTTCCTCGATTTTCAAATTTAATTGAAAATTTACAATCTTTAGGGATATAAGATTTCTTAATAATCCTAAAGTCGATTAAGTTTCCTTCATAGGAACTAACATAATCAAAAAACTTAATAATATTATTAAGTTCATAATTTCCCAATCTTTCTGATAGGGATTTAACATTTCCAAGCACTGTCATGTGTTTAGAAGTTTTTCTATTATAGATTTGATAAAAATCAAAAATAGAAGATAAAAAGGACGGACCATTCGGACCGGCTTTGTAGGACAGATGTAAACAATTATATTGTTTTAGTTCATCTACCCTTTTTTCTTGTTCTTCTTTCGGAAATTCTTTTTCTAGAAGGTCTGACCAGACTTGAGAATAATAAAGAAATTTATTATCTTTTGTCTTTTCATACAATTCCATAAAAAATCTTCCATTGAAGACTTCGGATTCAGTGTATCTGCTTTTCGAGATAACACCTGGTCTTGTGATTCCATCGCTATTCGGAACCGTTGTACACGGTCCTAATAGTGAATGGATATCTAAAAGAGTTAGTATTGATTGTATATGACCAATACAGTAACCTTTATTATCGTCTTTTCTTAAAAATTGTTTTAAGAAAACCGGTATTCCTTCTTTATCAGCAGAGAATTTATCTACTGGTGAAGAGTAATGTCCTACGAATCTTCGTAGTGCATAAGAATATAATCCGTGTAGCATCTTAGATGCTCGATTATACCCATGGTTAAACACTAATTCTTCTAATTTATTTAGGTAGTTAATGATTAACTCGTCTTTTAAATTGAATTTGTAAACGATTTTACAAAATCGCTTCATTTTAATTAAAAAGGATAAGAATTCCTTCGTATGAAGGTATTCTAACTTTCTCTTAAGAAGTAAATATGATTGTTTACTCTTAAAAGATTTCCCATCCTTTCTTAAAGAGTTTAATCTCTTAAGGAGTGATGGTCTATTATAAAAGAGAGACTTTAAGTTTTTATCAAACTTAAGGACTTTTACTTTTAGAGGGTGTTAAATAATGAGCTACAGTATCTGTAGCGTCTTTATTTAATACGTTTCTGATTAAAAGGGAACCTTCGATATCAAGAAAAAGTTCATTAA